GTGCCAATTGTACTTCTTGTCCAACTGCTTCCATGAAGTCACCAGCTTTTTCAAAGTTTGTTGTATATATCATCACTTATCCTTTTAACTTATTATCTTTTAACCAGCCTAAAAGCCAGGAGTATATATTCGTAGGGCATTCCATCACTAAAATATATCTCAATGCCTCTTCCGTTGAGCAACCTTCGCCCAACATACCCCAAAAAATTGTAGACCACTCAAGTTGTTCAGTTGTCACTATTATTCTCCGGTTCTTTAATTTATAAGTATATTATACGCACTTTTAGGCAGATTGTCAAGAACTAAAAAAGTATTTCACTTTCTATTTTTTGACGTTTTCTTTCTCTTGCTACTGCTGCTGCCTTTCTTTTCTGTCTTCTAATGCTACTTTTCTCATGATACTGTTTTTCTTTATACTGAAACAGTACACCACTATCATTAACCTTACGTCTGAATAAACGTAGTGCACCCTCAACATTTGTTCCTCTAACCTTAACTCTCATTATTAATCCCAACTATCATAAAATATGTGTTCATTTATCTGTACCGTTTTTCTTAGTTTTTTAGCCCATACAGGCTTAGTATAATCTGCATGATACCACAATGCCCCATCTACTATATCAAACTTTCCATTATCTGTTAGTATAAAAGCTGCTTCTTGCAGAGCTTCATACCACCTTTCTTTGTTTTTAGGTGTATCTGACTTACCATCACAATACCAACTAAATTGACAAACCTTTCTCTCTCCAACCCATCTGTATTGTTTTATTACCTTACATAAGGTTGAAGGAAAATTTGGTGAGTTTCTCCTGTTCAGAGCTACCTGAGCCACAGCTAACCTACCCACCAAAGGTTGGTTCCTGCTTTCAAAATAAATGTTTTTTGCCAGACAGATCACTTCTATTTCAGCTTGTGCGTCAGCAGAAAATAGTAATAATACTAATAGAAAAAATTTCATTATCCCCTCCTATTTAAATCTATAACCTCTTTTTTTCAAATAAGATACTTGATTGCGTATTGCCTGCATACTTCTATCAGGAATCAAGCTCATAATCTCATCTATGGGGGTATGGAAATAACGAGCAGCCAGCATCTTTCGTTCAGCATCTGACCACGGTTTGTTTTTATATTTTTTCATGAGAATATTATAACGAAAACGGGATTGAATGTCAAGATATTTTTTTCAGTTGTAATAGAACTAACAAAAAATTTTTCTTGACAGTGAACCTGAATTGCAGTATAATTCCTCAAATAAAGAATCAAAAAATACTCGCAGAAAAACTTATTTAGTTCTTGACAGAATGCTCAAATTGTTGTATAATAGTTTTTCGGAATGAAAAAACAAGGAAAAAATTATGTACGCAGAAATAGCTTTGTTCTTCTTTTGTATAATAGGTTGTGGACTAACGTGCCATGCCCTAGGTAAAAGAGAGGGAATGGAAACAACTATAGAACACCTGGTATCGCAAGGATTATTACATTTAGATGAAGAATAGATTATTAATAACAGAATGTGAACCTCATATTAGAGAAGCAATGCCCCGTAGAAAAGCAGTGCTATATAAAGTACATGATAACTCAACTGTGTTCTTATTAACACATAGTCCTCAAGTGGCTGAGTATGTATACGAACAACTTAAATTAGATCATAAAAAGGAATTAGAAGATGTCAGCAAAATTTAGAAAATCGGCTACAGTTTGTATAGACCGTAAAAATAAGGTATATAAGAGAGTACATTATCTTATGTCCGCTACAAAAACTTCAGAGCTTGTAGCAGCTATGGATAGAGCAAGCCCTAAACAAAAACAAAAAATTCGCAAAGAATTAATCAAAAGGAATGCACTAGCCGCATGAAGAATATAGTAATTTGGAGCAAAAAAGGTTGCACATATTGTGAGGCAGCTATTAATCTTGCAAAATTTAAAGGATTAAACGTCAAAATATTAAAATTAGATGTTGACTATGAAGTAGAGGATTTCAATACTCATTTTCCTTATGCAGAAACCGTTCCTCAAATTATATTGGATGGAAAGCACATAGGCGGCTATCAGGAATTCAGAGAGTTGGTAAACTAGTCTCACCTTAAAGTAGACTGAAAAAGGTCTATAAGGCCAAGAGAGTGGAGAAATAAGTGATAGAAAAGACAAAAATCGCATCGTGCTATTTTTGTAACGCGGCTACAGCCATAGGCTGTTTAGCACTACCGTTAGTAATGATATACGTAGCAGCAGCATAGGAAATAAAACATGAATAGAGAACAAGTACAAAAACAATTAGCAATAGATGAAGGTATAAAGTATGAAATTTACTTAGATCATTTAGGTTATCATACTTTTGGAATAGGACATCTTATAGTAGAGGGAGATTTTGAACATAATCTTGCTGTAGGTAATCCTGTGACTGAAGAAAGAGTAACAGAAGCATTTCAACAGGACTTAGATATTGCTATATCTGAGTGCAAAATTCTTTATGATGATATGTGGGATACTTACCCAGGGGAAGTCCAAGAAATACTCGTCAATATGATGTTTAATCTTGGACGTCCTCGATTAAGTAAGTTTAAGAATATGACATATCATTTAAACTGCAGAAACTGGAATACCGCAGCAGTGGAAGGCAGAGATTCAAGATGGCATAAACAAGTAGGTAATCGAGCAGAAAGATTAATGAAAAGATTGGAAAACGTGGAAGTCTAAAATGTCACAAATACTAATGGGGATTATAGCCGCAATGGGTATAGCCGGATATCTGTACTATCAAGGCGCAGTATTGCCCATGAGAAATAAGCTAGAAGAACAGGCAAATGTTATTTTGGCACAGGATTTAAGAGATCAGGAACAAAAAGCTGCAATAGCTGCAATTCAGGATAACTTAGAGACTACCTCTAAAGCATTGTCAGGAATGCAGTTAAAAAATCAACAATATGAAACACAAATGTCTGAATATCTTGATATATTTAGAAGACATAATATGGCAAAACTAGCCAGCGCAAAACCAGGTATGATACAAAAAAGAGCTAATACAAGAACGAAGGAGGTGTTTAATGCTATTGAAGAATCTAGTAAGCATATCAGCTCTCTTAACGATTAGTAGTTGTTCTTTTTTTCAGAAACCTCTTCCACCTAGAGAGGTGGAGATAATCACAAAACCTGTAGTAATAGAAATAGTTCAACCCGTTTTACCTAGACCTATAAGTTTAAAAGAACCAAAGTGGTATGTAGTATCTGATGCTAAAATAATTGAACCTTGTCTTAAAAACGCAGAAACAGGTGAACGTGATTGTAAATTAGGAAAGGAAGATTTATACCCAGAAGGTTATACATATTTAGATAAGTTTTTTGATGATATTAAAAAGAAGCATGGTGGTGATTTAGTATTTGTAGCAATGAGTGTAGGTGATTATGAATTAATGTCTTACAACGTTCAAGAAATAAAACGATATATTGGACAGTTAGGCGAAGTAATAGTATACTATAGAAATGTAACTATAACCGACAAAGAAGATAAAGAAACTAATGAATAGACCTAGTAATACAATGTTAGAAGAAATAAAAGAAACCTTTAACGCACGTAAAATTTATCAAGTTAGGTGGGTTTGGTACCATACTATTATGGTTTTTGAACTGTTATTAATTATATTTTTATTAGCAGGAATACTAATAAAAATATGAATAGTGCCATAATTAATGAAAGACAGCCAAAAGATAATACAGATTGGCGCTTTCATACTTTTGTGTCAGGAAATAAAGAAGTATATGTTAAATTCACTAACGAGCTCATGTCCTTTCTCAACCTAGAAGAATATGATCAGATTGATCTTATAGATAATGATGATGGGACTTTAACGATAAGGAAAGAAAATGAAACCTAATTATATAGCAGTAAGAATCGAACAACTAAAAGAAGAACTGGATAAAATGAGTGACCATCAGTGGTCTGAAGACATGGTTCCTGATAAAACATGGTATAATAGAATTATTCAGGAACTAACTTGGGCAAAAGAAATGCAGGAAGGTAAAGTAACTAGAAATTGTTTCATGGAAGAGGCCATATAAATGAATGCACTTCTTAAAAGAGCTATAAGCCGAAGAAAAACTCAATTAATGCAACGACAAACAAAGGAAACCCCACCCATGGCAGATGTAAAACTTATATCGTCATCCTCCTCTGATCTACTACATGACATTGCTTATGCAGCAAGAGTCTCAAATCCGAACAATCAAAATAATGGAAAAACTTCTGAAAAACTAATACGTTATTTGATCAAACATAAACATTGGTCTCCCTTTGAAATGGCTAATGTTTGTTTAGAGATCAATACAACCAGAGATATTAGTAAGCAAATACTACGTCATCGTAGCTTTTCTTTTCAAGAATTTAGTCAAAGATATGCAGATGTTAGTGATATAGGTGTTTTTCAATTCAAAGAGTGTAGACTACAAGATCCCAGTAACAGACAGAATTCTGTAAGAGCACCTGATGGAGCTATACATCTTCAGTGGTTAGAAAAACAACAAGCAGTATCAGATGCTGCGCTGGAAGCTTATAGATGGGCTCTTGCTAAAGGCATTGCAAAAGAGCAGGCTAGAGCAGTACTTCCAGAGGGCATGACGCCTTCGCGTCTATATATGAACGGCACAGTCAGATCCTGGATGCATTACATTAATGTTCGCACAGCTAATGGTACTCAAAGAGAGCATATCGAGGTTGCTAAAGCATGTGCTAAAGCGATCTCTCCTGTATTTCCAATGATTGAGGGGTTTGTGGATAATTCCGCATGTCTGACATCAGTCTAACATCTATAGCGGCAGAACACTCTTTAAAATATCTGGAAAAAAGAGGAAAAGGAATAGGCATAAGAATAGGTATAAAAACAACAGGGTGCTCAGGTTTAATGTATGTTATTGAACCTGTTGATATACCCGAGGTAGAAGATATTAAGTATGAATGTGAGGGGGTACAAATATATGTTGACCCCAAAAGTTTAGTTTATGTTAAAGGAACTCAAATGGATTATGTTAAAAAAGAACTTAACGAGGGTTTTGAGTTTAAAAATCCCAACACTAAAGGAGAATGTGGCTGTGGAGAAAGTTTTACGGTATAGCATGACAAAAGTTAAAAGAATTTTAGTAATAATAGGCTCAGAAATAGAAGCAGTCTGTGTAGACTTAATAGATATAATAAAGGACAAATATGAAGAAATTACAGGGAAGTACACAACTAGAGAAACTCCAAAAGTTAGCAGACCGAACAGATTGGACTAAGGATCCAAAACATCCAATTTATACAGGTAGGTTTTGGATACGCAATAAAAGAAGGTTTGGATCCTACGAAGAGTGGAAGTATGCAGAGTCTACCCCAATGTGGGATCACTACTGTAAGGCTGAACGCAGCCCTATGTCTGTAGGTAAAGGTGAAGAATGCAATTGGTGTGGAGCAGTAGAATAATGAAAAAAATAGAGGATATGACAGATCAGGAACAGTACGATGAACTTAGCAAAATGTTTAAGCACTTACCGGATTACGATCAGCATCCTATACAATTTGCCTGGCATGTGAAACTGTATAAGTTTTACAAAGCTAGGGAAGCAAAATATGGAAAGTCACTATCTCAAGAGATAATAAAGGAGGATCATGGTAAATCAAGTACTGGCGGATGAGTTTGCAAATTATTTAGGCTTCTCAGGTTATGGTGGAGAAGTAAGAATGGCAGGAAGAACTCTTGTTATGACCACAGACGGGGTAGGAACAAAGTTATTAGTAGCAGAACATTTTGGTAAATTTGACACTATAGGTATAGACTTAGTAGCTATGTGTGCAAATGATTTACTTTGTTGCGGCGCAGAACCTCTTGCTTTCATGGATTATTATGCTACAGGGGATTTAGACTTAAATAAAAGTAAAGAAATATTATCAGGCATAAATAAAGGATGCGAAATAGCAGGAGCTACGTTAGTAGGTGGAGAAACTGCTCAGATAAATCCCATGTTTAAAAAGAAGTATTGGTTTGATTTAGCAGGGTTTATGATTGGAATACAGAAAAAAGCACCTACTCCACATTATATTAATACTGGCGATTATTTAGTAGGTATTCCCAGTAGTGGTGTTCACAGTAATGGATTTACCCAGTTAAGGATGGGAACTATATCTTGGGATATGGATTGGATGGTTCCCACTAGAATCTATACTAAAGAAATACTTGATAATATACAGCACATTAAGACTTGTGCCCATATTACGGGTGGTGGAGTACACGGGAACTTACCCAGAGTTCTAGGAGGAAAGAAGTACGATATTGATTTAACACTTAGTCCTTGGTGGAAAGAATTGAGAGCTATACTAGGAATGACAATAGAAGAATTTGAAGCTGTATTTAACTGCGGTTGGGGAATGATAATAGTAACTTCTCAACCTAATAAGCTAAATATAGAAGATGCAAAGGTGATAGGAAGAATAATGTGAAACGTATGTGGACAGTATGGAAGTTTGCAATCGGATCATTTAGTGATGAACAAACAGAAGAGTATGATAATATAGTAGCAGTTATACGAACAGTCATAGTAGGTGCAAACCTGCTTACTTGTTTAGTAATAGTGCTAAATATATTTTATAACTGGGGGATATTATGACAAAGTGTTATAAAACAGTTCAAGCCGAACTAACTGATCTTAATTGGGATGGAGACCATGAACCTCCTTCTTTAAAAGAGAAGAGTGAAGAATATCTAAAAAATATTATTCATTATAGTCAATTATTATTGGATTTACAGTATGAAAAGAGTAAAGAAAAAGGAACACGAGAACCTAACCTCGACAAATATAGAAAAAGTGAAAAGTCTTTTAAACCCTTGTCCGACTTCTACCACGAACAAGCCTATAACAAAGAAGGAAGCCTGTGATATATTAAATATAGCCTATAATACTAATAGACTAAATAGTATTATCGAAGAGCATGACGAGCAAAAAGCATATACTAAAAAACGTAAAGCAGGTTTAAGAGGTCGTCCTGCAAGTAATGAAGAAATTGCTGTAGCAGTCACAGGCTTTTTAGAGGGTGATAATTTTACTGATATATCAAAAAGACTTTTCCGTTCAGTTGGTTTTGTGCGTGCAATTCTTGAAAAAGTTGGAGTACCAGAAAGACCTGCGAACAAGGGAGAGAGAAGTATTCATCATTACTTTCCTGATGAATGTGTATCTATGGATTTTAAACCAGGAGAAATTGCGTGGTCATCCATATATCACAGCACAGTTACAGTTATAAAACAATTTACTAACATTGATTATGAGAGTATCTACGGGTGCCCTTGTTATAGTGTATATGTGACTCAAAAATTAGATGATGAAGATGCATTATTTTCTCGAACAGGTGGGTTTTACGCAGGTACTCCCGCCTATGAGTTAGGAAAGCTAGAACACTTAACCAAATATGGAGTAGTTTTAGAAAGGTTGTAAAAAATGTGTCGATAGAGTCGACATATAATCAGAATATGTTTAAAAATTAGAGATATTTGAGCAAATAAAAAAAATGTTTCTTAAAATGTACAATGTAAATTATATGAAACAAAAAAATAAGCATCGGAAAAATACTTCTTGACGCATAGCTCAAAATTGCGTATAATAATTGTATAAAAACTAACAAAAGGAAAAGAAAATGGCTTGGACAGATGAGTCAAAAGATGAAGCAATAGCAATGTATGAAGAAATGCAACCAACTCCTGAAAATAGCATGGAGTGTGTTAAGCAAATCGCAGATGAACTAAGTGAATCCCCTAATGGTGTTCGTATGATTTTAACCAAAGCGGGTGTTTACATTAAAAAAGCAGTAACAAAATCACCTTCCACAAGTACAGGTGGAAGTACTCGTGTTTCTAAAGCGGCCTCTCAAGAAGCTCTTATCGCTGCAATTACTGATGCAGGAAAAGTAGTAGATGAAGAGATTATAGCTAAGTTAACAGGTAAAGCTGCACAATATTTTACGAGCCTTCTTTCCGAAGAAGCATAGTAACCATACCCTACTAGGCTAGCTTAGTGGGGTATTTTTGTACCCACAAAAAACACCTTGTATTAGTAGCATCACAATAAAGATTGCTGAAATACTAACCAAGGAGTAAATAGTGAAAAAGCAAGAACTGGCACAGTTAGTGCATGACTATGGGGATGCCATAATCACTTATAGAAGTGAGCATTCTAAAAAGTTAAAATATAACGTATGTACTCTGGATTTTAGTACCCCTTATATTCAAGGAAAAAAGAATCGAGCAAAAGAAAGTAAAGATACTTTACTGTTCTTCTGTTGGGATACTGATTCTTATAGGTTATTAAGACCAATGAATGTGTCCAGTGTAGTTCCTCTATCTTCCGTACTAAAAAATGATAGGAGACAATAATGGATCTACATAATGCTCCAGAAGCTTACTCGCGTGTAATTCACTATGATGAAATAAAAGAAACACAAGTACGACTCACTATCAATACGTTTAAAGGAATAGAATATATACACATTAGAAAGTATTACATGGATTTTGATGAAGAGTGGAGACCTACTCCGGAAGGAATAGCAATGCCATTAGACCTAAGTAACTCCAAAGAACTTTTCGTGGGTTTATTAGAGATACTATCATTAGCTGAATCAAAGGATATGATAGAGGAACATTTTTCAGATCTTATTAAGGATTTGTATAAATAGTTCTTGACTGCGATCTGATTTTATGAGATAATATTATTTAGAAATTGAGAAAAGAATTTTTAATTTCTAGGGCAATTTTGCCCAAAAAACAGGAGAACGACAAATGGCCTTTTTAGCCGAATATGTCGAGTCCTTACGACAGTCCTTACAACAAGGGACTGATAAGGCTCGATTGAAGTATGATGTTATAAATGAAACTAATAGCAGAAATGCATTCATTGTAGCAAAATCCCAATTAAGCCCTCAGCAGTATGGGGCAGCCCTTGAATCCCATTTTAAAACTAAATTTGGTTGGGGTGGACAGACAGACAATAAATCTGGAGACGCCACTACACCCAAAGGGTCTAAGATAGAAATAAAAGTTTCTGTTGAAGATGCAAAAGGTGGTTTTAATTATGTGCAAATACGACCTAATCATTCTGTAGACTACTATCTGTTAGCAAACTATTCTATTTCGACAGACGAAGTAATACTTCTTCGTTGTCCGAAAGAAGAATTTATTTCTACTGTAGCAGATCACGGACAGCTTGCTCATGGTACGAAAGATGCAGACTTTGAGTATAAAGAGTTTGCCTATCGCCCAAAAATGCATGGCAAGAAAGGGTCAAAAGGTAGAAAATTGTGGGATGCGATAGCTACATGGAGGGTTTCTGAAAAGGAGCTGCATGGCACTTGATCAATTCTACACTAAACCAGAGATCGCAAAAAAATGTTGCGATCTTATGGATTTCAATCAATACTCTTCAATATTAGAACCTTCAGCGGGGACGGGAGTCTTCTTAGACTTCCTTCCGCCTGAAAAAACTAAAGGGATAGACCTCGATCCTAAAAGGGACGATATTGAACAGTGTGATTATTTTAAGTATAAAGGAACTGCATCCTTGGTCATAGGGAATCCGCCTTTTGGGCGGGTTTCTTCTATGGCTATAAAGTTTTTTAATTATTCCGCAACCTTTGCTGATACAATAGCCTTTATTATACCTCGCACTTTTAGAAGAGTATCTATTCAAAATAAGTTAAGTTTAGATTTTCACTTGGTGAAAGATGTAGAAATACCTATGGGCAGTTTTGAGCCTCTTAGTATGAAAGCTAAGTGTTGTTTTCAAGTATGGGAACGAAGAGATAAGCCAAGAGAAAAAATAGAGTTAGAAATGACTCACCCAGATTTTGAAGTAGTAAGTTATATAACTGTTGATGGAAAAGTAGCTGCTCCTTCAAATATAGACTTTGCTGTAAGAGCTTATGGAGGAAATATTGGGCAAGTATCCTTAGATATAGATGAACTCGCCCCAAAAAGCTGGCATTTTATTAGAAGTCCTATAGCAGAGGATCTTATTGATCGTTTTGAAAAACTAGACTACTACCCCTTAGCAAGTTGGACAGCAAGACAAGATAGTATTGGTAAGGGAGATTTAATTTACCTTTACAATAAAAAGTTCTTGACAATCTTGTAAAAAGCGCGTATAATAGTTCTAAATTAATGAGAAATCAATATGCGTGAATTTTTAACAAAGGCTGCAAAAGCTTACTACGAAGGAACCCCTATTATATCTGATGCAGAGTTCGATATTTTAGCAAAAGAAACAGGGTTTAATGAAGTAGGTTACACAGACTTAGAGTATGAATTTAAACACTTATATCCTATGTATAGTTTGCAAAAAGCTTTTATAGGAGAAAACTTTTCCCCTCTACCCGCTACTATTTCAGATACAATAGTTACTCCTAAACTGGATGGTGCCGCAGTATCCCTAGGGTACTACGATGGAGAATTAGTATTAGCCCTTACCAGGGGAGATGGAAAGAAGGGTAGAAATATTGCTAGTAAGATGCAGCATTTAATACCTACACGAATTCCTAACAAAGGAATAGTGCAAATTACAGGAGAAGTAGTTGCTAAAAAATCTATTCCCAATGCTAGAAACTATGCTGCGGGTGCTCTGAATTTAAAATCTCAAGAGGATTTTAAACAAAGAGAAGTTAGATTTATAGCTTACGATGTTCAGCCAAAAACAACAGAGTATTGGTCTACAAGTTTGGCTGAATTAGTTTATTTCGATACTGTTTTAGATTCAAAGTGGGAAGAGTATCCTCAAGACGGAGTAGTTTTTCGAGTTGATTCTGTAGCAGAGTTCGAGGAGCTAGGATATACCGCACACCATCCCCGTGGTGCTTTCGCTTTAAAAGAAAGGGCAGAGGGGGTAGAAACCACTCTTTTAGATGTTGTTTGGCAAACAGGAAAGAGTGGAGTAATCAGCCCTGTAGCAATCCTAGATCCAATTAAAATTGGTGAAGCGGTTATTACTAGAGCAACATTACACAATATAGAATATATAAGAGAATTAAATTTGGAAATAGGGTGTCGCGTAGAGGTTATACGTTCTGGAGAGATTATACCTCGCGTTGTAAAGCGTGTAAGTTAATTCCTACCTATAGAAAAATAGTTCTTGACAATAAGCCCAAATCTGCGTATAATACTTATTCAATTTCAGAGGAATTTAAATGACTATAATCGAAGCTCCGACAAACTGCCCTTCGTGCGGTTCGGTCTTAGAAGAAGTCAATTACCTTCTGTATTGCAGAAACGCTTCCTGTGGAGGCAAGGTATCAAAACGGATAGAGCATTTTGCAAAAACTCTAAAGATTAAGGGTCTAGGGCCAGCTACTATAGCTAAACTAGATATTACTTCTTTAGAAGATCTTTATGCTTTATCATGTGAAGAAGTATCAGTTTGTCTTAATTCAGATCGCTTAGCGATAAAATTAATGGATGAATTGAAGAAATCTAAAGATGCATCACTAAATGTACTATTACCAGCTTTTAGTATTCCGTTAATAGGCAAGACAGCTTCAGCAAAATTATCAAAGGTCTGTATGAATATTGAAGAAATAGACTACGATACTTGCAGAGAAGCAGGTCTAGGAGACAAAGCCTCTAAAAACCTATGTAGTTGGATAGAGGTGGAATTTTATCAACTGAGTGTATTACCATTTAGTTTCAAGTTTGAGCGACCTCAGACACCCATAGAAACTACCCTTGGAGTTGTTTGTATAAGTGGTAAACTTACTTCTTATAAGAATAAGTCCGAGGCTACACAAGTTCTACTAGGGCTTGGATATGGGGTTAAGCCGAGCTTAACAAAGGATGTCACAATCCTGGTAAACGAAAGCGGTATAGAATCCGCTAAAACTAAGAAAGCCAGAGATTCTGGCGTTCAAATCATAACTAACCTATTAGAATTAACTGGAGAATAAAACTATGTCCTTACCTAAATGGACTGATGAGCGTACAGCTCATCTAACTGATTTTGTCGGTGACGAAAGTCCCGTATCTCAAGCTACTGTAGCTGATGCTGCAGAAAACCTTGAAACCTCTACTCGTTCCATCTCAAGCAAATTGCGAAAGATGGGCTATGATGTAGAATTAGCTTCTGCTAATAACACCCGAGCATTTAGCGATGCTCAAGAAGCAACTCTTGCAGCTTTTGTCTCTGACAATAGCGGTCAATATACTTATGCTGAAATTGCAGGTCACTTTGAAAGTGGCGCTTTCTCTCCTAAGTCTATTCAAGGCAAGATTTTATCTATGGAATTAACTGGCCATGTTAAGCCTGCCCCTAAAGTAGAAGCTGTACGCACGTACTCTCCTGCTGAAGAAGTCACTTTTGTATCTATGGTACATGCTGGTGCTTTCGTTGAGGCTATTGCTGAAAAACTTGGACGAACTGTTAATTCAATTCGTGGTAAAGCTCTTAGCTTGTTACGTTCTGGTGACATTGATGCGATTCCGCGTCAAGAAACAACTAAAGGAGCTTCAAAAGAAGATCCTTTGGCAGAAATGTCTAACATTGGCGACCTGACTGTTGAAGCGATTGCTGAGTCAATCGGTAAAACACCACGTGGCGTTAAAACTATGCTTACTCGCAGAGGTTTAACTGCTGCTGACTATGATGGTGCAGCTAAAAGTGCAAAAGCTTCCGCTTCTGTCTAAAATAACTATTTAGTTATTTACAAAAACAGGCTCTTCGGGGTCTGTTTTATTATTCATGGATCGGGAGAATCTTAGTGAACATCGCTAGTGCGTTAATAAAGCAAGTGCTTTCACACCAAGACTTTGAAACTTGGAGTGTTACGTATAAGCATTATTTGCCAAGTGAATATCACAGTCTTTACAATGTTATTGATAAACACTGTGAATCTCACCACAAGATGCCAACGATTGATGAATTAAAATTTGAGATTCGTGATTCAAGTACAAGAGAAAAATTATATGCTGTAGAGTCTCTTGAGGTTACTACAGATGCAAATATGCTTCTTGAGTACTTGAAAAATGAATATGCTCAAAAAGAGATTCTGGACTCGTTAGAAGATTATGTTGAAAACTCTGTTGCATTTGAAAATGCACAAGAGTCAGTAGACCACCTACACCAAATCGTCTTAGACGTGGAGGATAGGGTTGATCTTGATGACCCACAGGAAAGTATGCAACGTATTGACCTGTTCGAGCCAGAGGAAGATATAGCCAAGTACATACCACTTGGTCTCAACACGGATTATGACCGCGATATTCAATTCTCTCCTAGAGATTTGGTTATGGTTGGTGGTAAACGAGGGGCCGGTAAGTCGGTTATATGTGCAAACATTGCTAACAATGTTTACGCTTCTGGGAAGTCTGCTATTTATTTCACCATTGAGATGGATAGCAGGTCTGTCCTACAGCGTTGTTGTTCTATAGCCACCGATGTTTCTTTTTCACGTCTTCGTACTAAAAACCTTGGTATAGGAGAGTGGGAGAAAGTAGCAGGTTGGTGGGCTAATCGTTTTGTTGCGGGACAAGACCGCTTGAAAGAGTATAAAAAACACCGTGATTTTGAGAAGTTTCATGGAGAATTGAGAACTGGAGAGCTCCTCCCGACTCAACAGTTGGATGTTGTTTATGATCCTTCTCTTACCTTATCCAAAATTCGTGCAGAGCTTGATAAAAAGGTTAAGCCCTTGAATATTGGAGTTATCATTGTGGATTATATAAATCAAGTAAAGCGGTCAAGTCTTCCTAATAGAGGGGGTCAGTATGACTGGACAGAACAGATAGAAGTTTCTAAAGCATTGAAGTCAATGGCACAAGAGTTTGATTGTACTGTATTCTCACCCTATCAAACAGACGCTACAGGTGAGGCTCGTTTTGCAAAAGGTATTTTAGATGCGGCCGATGCTGCATATACACTTGAAACCTATGACCATGAGGATGGTTGTATCACTCTTAATTGTGTTAAAATGCGTTCAGCAGCTATGCGATCTTTCACATCCACAGTAGACTGGGAGTCATTAAAAGTAGGCCCCGAGACTGCGTTAACACCTCAAGAGAAAGAGGATTCTGCCCATAAAACAGGTGAGGATATAAATGATATCTAAAAATAGTTCTTGATTTTTGAGGCCAGTTGTAGTATAATAATGTTGTATAAATAAAAGAAGTAAATAAAAGTGACCGTAGAAGAGCTATTAAGACAGAGAGAATTATACTTTATACCAAAAGGTGCTGACTTTTTAGTTAGCTGTCTTAATCCCGAACATGAGGATAAAAACCCCAGTATGAGGATTGATCAAATTACGGGTATTTATCAGTGTTTTTCTTGTGAATTTAAAGGCAATATATTTACATATTTTGGGGAAAAGGCAAATCAATTACAGCTAAGACGAGAATTTCTAAAACGAAAAATTAGAGAAAAGAGGTCTGAAAGCATTGGTTTGTCTTTTCCCCAGAGTACTATTCCTTATATTGGAAATTGGAGAGAAATTAAACCCGAAACATATAAAAAGTTTGAAGCATTTCAATCAGTAGAAAGCAACTTTATAGGACGAATTAACTTTCCTATAAGAGATATATCAGGACGTATAGTAGCGTTTAACGGTCGTCATACTACAGGAGGAACTCCTAAGTATATGATATCGCCCACGGGTGCAAAGCTACCTCTATTTCCTTTAGTAAAACCTATACAAGGTAAAGTAATCTTAGTAGAAGGTATATATGATATGCTTAACTTACAGGATAAGGGATTAACAAATGCAGTTTGTACTTTTGGAACAAAGAATATTAATGAAGATAAGTTAAAAATGCTTTCTATACAAGGAGTTGATAGTATAGATGTATTTTTTGATGGAGATGATGCAGGTCAGACTGCTGCAATGAAAATAAAGGAGATGTGCAAGCAAGTAGGTTTGTTACATCGAAACATTTGTCTCAAGAACACAGATCCTGGGGCATTAAAACAACAAGCAATAGAAACTTTAAAGAGAAAATTATATGGCTAAGGTTGCCCTAATAGAAACCAAACCGAGTAGAACCAATTTTAAAAAAGAATTCGATAATCAGATAGAGTTTGATCAGTATCAGCTATGTTCTGATAGAAATCTAAAAAAAGTATTAAAACGCGATTGTGACATTGAGATTGACACAAGTGCATATGACTGGCTAATTCTAGTAGGTAGTGATGCATTGAAGTATTTTACTAAAATCAATTCAGTTACAGAATATTCAGGTAAAAGAGTAGAAGAAAAGTTTTTACCTATCATTAATCCCGCTATGCTTACTTTCAAGCCCGAGGCACAACGAACTTGGGATGAATCTAAGAAAAGTGTGTTAGAGTATATAAACGATAATAAACAAGACACAATTATCACAGAAGAAAATGTTAAAGGTATACAAGATACTAAAGAATGTAATGATTACATTAGAGCAGCTATAGCATCTTCTTCTCCTTATGTAGCCCTTGACTCAGAAACTACAGGTTTATATCCTAGAGATGGATATATTCTCGGAGCCTCTTTATCTTATGAAAGAGATCGCGGGGTTTATATAGATACAGAGTGTTTCGATGAAACCACAGAAGAATTATTACAACAGTTATGGAATGAAAAGATAGTAGTATTTCACAATGCTAAATTTGATATAGCTTTCTTTGAATATCATTTTAACTTTAAATTCCCCCGATTTGAAGATACCATGTTACTACATTATCTTATTGATGAGAATCCAGGTACTCATGGATTAAAACAGTTAGCTATGAAGTATACTGTTTATGGAGATTATGAAAAGCCTCAAAATGATTGGATGGCGCAGTATAGAAAAGAACATGGTATAAGAAAAGATGATTTTACATGGGATTTAATTCCTTTTGATATTATGAAAACGTATGCAGCTATGGATGCTGTAGTGACTTTCTTACTTTATGAAAAATTTATAAAAATTAAAAGTAATAAAAGATTGGCTAAAGTATATGATAACATACTTATACCAGGATGCCGATTTTTAACAGACATACAGGACAATGGCGTACCTTTTGATAAAGATAGGTTAGTCAAGTCCCAAGAACTTATGCAAGTAGAGATTGATAATGCAGTTGCAGAACTGTATAAGCATCCTGCGATTGGTAAGTTTGAGAAAATAAATGGAAAAGATTTTAATCCAAATTCTACTGTGCAGCTTCGTAGTTTATTGTTCGACTTCATTGGGCTTAATCCTACTGGAAAGAAAACTGGCACTGGCGCAAATAGCACAGATGCGGAAGTTCTTGAAAAGTTGGCACAGCAATCCGAGGTCCCCCAACTTATCCTTACTATCCGACAAAAGTCTAAAATTAAAAATACTTATCTGGACAAAATCATACCTCAGTTGGACGGGGATAATAGATTACGTACGGGTTTCAACTTACATAGTACAACTAGTGGTAGGCTTAGCTCTTCTGGCAAGCTTAATATGCAACAATTGCCTAGGGATAATCCAATAGTTAAAGGGTGTATTAAAGCAGCTCCTGGACATAAAATTATTTCAATGGATTTAACTACAGCAGAAGTATATGTTGCTGCAGTTTTAGCAGATGATACGGCACTCATGGATGTGTTTCGTTCAGGAGGCAATTTTCACTCACAGATTGCAAAAAAAGTATTTAAACTACCTTGTGAAGCCAGCGAAGTAGCAGAGCTATATGGCATGCGACGACAAGCCGCAAAGGCAGTAACCTTTGGCATTATGTATGGTGCTGGTCCTAAAAAGATCAGTGAACAAGTTACTAAAGATAGTGGTACAGTTTTCACTGTAAATGAAGCTAAAAGAGTTATTGATGATTACTTTGCCGAATTTCACAAATTAAAAACATGGATCGAAAATAACCAGAATTTTATTAAACAAAACGGGTTTATTTATAGCTACTTCGGTCGTAAAAGGAGATTACCTAATGTCAAATCGACAGACAAAGTTATCCAGAGCCATAGCGTTAGGTCTGGTCTTAACTTTTTGGTGCAGTCTGCTGCTTCTGACATTAATCTTTTAGGAGCAATAGATATGGATTCATGGATTAAAGCGAGCGGAAAAAAAGCCCGCATATTTGCTTTAGTACATGACTCAATTCTAGCAGAAGTACCTGAAGATGAAATAGAAGAATATAAACAAAAATTAACAGGATTTATTCAAATGAATAGAGGTATTTCTATTCCTGGAACTCCTGTAGGTTGTGATTTTGAAATTGTACACGATGACTACTCAGGTGGTAAGTTCGAGAAGCTTTATGGTGATAACCTATAAACAATTTCATACATTAAGATTTCCTATCTTTATGTTACACAGTGAAACATGGGAAATTGTTGATGGGCTTTTCTTTTGTGAAGGACAGTTAGTAGATGATACAAATATGACAGGTGATAGTTTAGGGGCGCGTAGAATACAAACGCCTTTCTCTAAACTATTTCCTTTGAAGAAAGCAATCATGGCCCCCAACGGTTTATTAAAACAAAACACAAAATATTTTGTAGATAGTAATGGTATGCCCTTTATCTACGAAAAGACAAAATTTATGAGCTTGAAATACTTAAAAATACAGAAGGTAACCTTGAAAGATACTGCATCACTCTTAACAATAAAAGGGATACATACTCCT